TCGTAGTCAAGCACCCCAAGGCCAACCACAAGGCATTGGACCGCCACCTTGGTACGCTGGGCACGGGCAATCACTTCATTGAGCTGTGCCTGGATGAGAATGATCGTGTGTGGGTGATGCTGCACTCGGGCTCACGCGGTGCAGGCAATCGGATAGGCACCTATTTCATTGAACTCGCCAAACGGGAGATGGAACGGTGGCATATCACTCAGTACCTGCCCGACCGTGACCTCGCCTACCTCGTCGAGCATACCGAATTGTTCGACGATTATGTTGAGGCAGTCGGCTGGGCACAGGACTATGCCCTAGCCAACCGCCAGTTGATGATGGCGACCGTGCTGGACGTGCTCGCAAAGCACGTGCGGCCTTTTGAACAGGGCGACGTCGCAGTGAACTGCCATCACAACTATGTCGCCCGGGAGCACCATTATGGTGAGAACCTTCTCGTCACCCGGAAAGGCGCAGTGCGCGCACGTAAGGGGGACCTTGGCATCATCCCCGGTTCCATGGGTACGGGCAGCTTCATCGTTGAGGGGCTGGGCAATACCGACAGCTTCTGCTCATGCAGCCATGGTGCCGGTCGAGCCATGTCACGCGGTACGGCGCGCAAGACGATCACGCTGGCACAGCATGAAGCCGACATGCGTGGTATCGAGGCACGGTTGGACTCGGGTGTGCTCGATGAAAGCCCGGCCGCCTACAAGGACATTGGTGCCGTCATGAAAGCGCAGGATGACCTCGTCGTCATTCGCCATCGGCTCCGGCAGGTCGTGAATGTGAAGGGGTGAGGCGCGATCTAATCCATCAAGGCAGCTGCTCGTAGCCTGAACAACAAGGCTACGAGCCATCCGCGATACCGCCTTGCCGGCACCATTGGGCGATTCAGCGCCTCTGATAGCGATCTAAGGAAGACTTGCCTCAAGAGCGCTGTGCCCGCCTAGCGGTACCGCTCCGTAATTAATGTTCGCCCGAATTCATGGCTAATCGCCAGAATTCGGCTGAATTCTCAACCCGCGTTTTCCGTACTCATTTCGTACGATTTGAAGCGGCTGCATCTAAGTCATTGAAATTGTGGTGCACCCGACACGATTCGAACGTGTGGCCTCTGCCTTCGGAGGGCTTGCCAAGGCCGGATTTAGGCGGTTTTTCCGGGCAGATTCACGCTTTGTTGCCGTGAACGTGGCAGGAACATACCTTTGTAGCGTACACATAACTGACACAGCCTCCTATCGCCTGTCCGCTGCGCGGCGGGCGGTTTCCATAAAGTCAGGGTGATGGTGAGCGTAGAGCTCGGTCGTGCGGGTATCTGAGTGACCCAGCCAGCCGCCGATTTCGTGAAGGGATACGCCGCGCTGAGCCATCCAGGTGCCGCAAGTGTGACGCAGAACGTGTGGGCTTACATCGTCCAGACCGGCGCGTGCGCAGGCGGAGCCAAAGCTACCGCCCTTGCTATCTCCGATATCCTTAACCTGCTTGCCCTTGTCGTGAATGACATAGCCCAAGTCGCTGCCCCGCTGCTTTGCTAGGCGCAACGCAGTGAACAACCTATCGGGGATCGGTTGACCTTTAACCTTGCGCTTGGACGTACGCCGGGCGCCGGGCGGGTTGAAGTCTATGCGCCGCGTTTCAAGGTTCACTTGAGGCCAGCGCAGCGCCAGCAACGCGCCTTTCCGCTGGCCTGTGTAGAGCGCAAGCATGATGAACAGCGGGAGATATAGCCGCACATCGGCACGGCCCGTGCGAGCGGCATTCAACAGCCGTGCCGCCTCGCTTTTCGTCAACCAGCGGTCTTTTCCTTCCGGCTTCTCTGGCAATTCCACATGAGGCGCACGGGTGAGACGCCCGTTCACGACAGCGAAGTTAAGAGCGGAACGCAAGGTTGATAGCTCTCTACGGATCGTTGCGGGGGCGCGTTCACGCCAACGGCCATAGGCCCGGCATGTTTCGGGCACGATGTCCCCCACCATGCTGTCATTCCAGTATTCCAGCAGCGGGATCATGGCGTAGGCAATGCGTTCCGGTGCGGCGGTAATGGGGGCGTGTTCGGTGCCGTAGAAGTCCAGAACTTCAGCTATGGGAAAGCTCCCCGGATCACGCGGCCCGGCAGGTCGCTCTGCCCGCTGGCGTTCAACGATGAAGCGAGCGAGGAACGCTTCAGCCTCTCGGCTGTCTGCCGAGCCCGTGCTACGTTTGCGGATGGTCCCGGCTTCGCTCCACTGGACGTAGTAGAGGCCCCGCTCGCGGATGAACCGCAGATAGGCACCACGATTTGGGCGGGGCATATTGTTTCCTTCCGGGCGTCAATAAAGGCGTGCACGTCGTCCAGGTCGAACAGGTAGGCTTTTCCCAGCTTCACGGCCGGGAGGCCCTGAGTACGCATCCAGCGGACAGTGCGGGCGGTAATCCCGCCAATTTCTTCCGCGACTTCCTGAGCGGTGCGAAGCCTCGCCATCAGCCAGCCGCCTCGCAATGCAACTCCACGCCATCGCCCCGCCCGATTTCCCGGACTTCAACAATGTCGTGATTCCGACCGTCATAGGCCACGCGGTCCAGCACCGTCAGGCCAGGGAACCAGCGCAGGAAGAATACGACGCGGCGCGATGCAACCTCCTGCGCCGCCGTCAGAAACTCTCGCCCCGATTGCTGGCGCACCTCAGCGAAAACCGTCGCCAGATCGGCCCAGCCCTGCACGGGATCGCCATACTCGTCGGTCGTCGTCGTGAAGCGTTGTAGCCTCACGCGCCGGTCGAGGCCGCCCGCGCGCATCAGACTTCCAGTACCCGCAATGGTGTGAGCATGGGAAGCTCGCCCTTGCCCGGTTCAAGGCTTGTGCGGTTATCGAAGGTTTCCGCGACACGGGCTAGGGCTGCCAGCTTGAGACGGTCGGGAGCCTCGCCAACGCCATCCCAGCCGCTCGCTACGTCCTGCACCGCCTCAGAGGCAGCAGAGATAAGCAAGGCAATCAGATCGTCCTCATCCTCGTGCAGAACGCGAATGAACGCCTTAGCTTCGGAAAGGGTGACAAGATCAGCCATCGGTCTTTTCCTCAATTTGAGGGGATGCTTCGCCGCGGGGATTCCAGCCTTCAATCTGGCGCACCTCGTCCGGATCGAGCACGCCGGTCTCCAGCGCGATCTTATGGGCTGCCCAGCGGGTTTCAGGATCGCCACGGAGAAAGCCCGACAGGTCAAGCTCCAGCTCGTACGGCCCATTGCTCGGGAATACCGAACGGGCGAACTCCGCCTCGATCTTGCGCGCCCATGGGGCAAGGCAGAACGTCGCGAACCACAGGCCAGCTTGGGCCGCGTTGGTGAATGTGTTGTTCTCGTATGCCTGCACAATCGGCGGGGGCACCTGAAACAGACGGCAAATTTCGATCACGCCAAACTTGCGGGTTTCCAGAAGCTCGGCATCTTCCGGGGACATTTGCATCCCCTTGAACGTCATCCCGCCATCGAGGATCAGCGCCTTGCCAGCATTGGCAGCGCCTGCATGGCCCGCCTGGAACTGATCGCGAAGACCCGTGCGCTGTTCCGCCTTCATCGTGCCGGGAACCTCGATCACGCCGCTAGGGCTGGCACCGTTGGCAAGGAAAGCGTTGGCATGGGAGTTGGACGCCTGCACGCCCTGCACCGTCTCAGCGGCCCGTGAAAGCCTGCTACGGCCAATGCGGCCATCGTCGGTGCGGTCGCGAAGGTGGAGCACTTCGCCTTCCAGCAAACGCCGGGTGTTGCCGCGCCCGTTCGATACGTCATAGGCCAGCCTGCCGCTCGACAGCTCGGCCACCGTCACCATTCCCCACGGGATATAGCGGAAGCCTGCAAGCTGCCCGTTGCCGCTGCGCAGGATCTCGGCCAGCCCGTTGCCCGTCAGCAGCGCCGATGCAATCAGGTGTTCCATGAAGTCAGGCCACGACATGCCGGGGTTGGCGCCATTGCGGACAAGCTTGCCCAGCGGGTGCGCGAAGGCTTCTGTCCGGTTGCCATCCCCATCGCGCCGATAGGTAAGCGCAGGCACATAGGCCAGCGCCGTGGCAATGGCGTTGGTGCAGGCCAGCACCGCAGAGAGATTTTCAGCGCAGCGTGCCGATACGCCAGCATAATATCCGATGCCGGGTGCCAGCGCGTCCCATGAGGGATCATCGCCGGGTGCGCGCTTCTCATAGCCCAGGAGGCCAGCCATCCGTTCAATCAACTGCACGGGCTGCCTCCGCCAGAATGAGGGACCGGCGACGGCGTTCGGTTGCAGCGGTATCGCCACGACTGCGCAGGGCCAGTTCGGTATCGGGATAAGCGGGCCACGCCTGCACAATGCTGATCTCAGCGAGGTTCACGTTGGAAAGCGTGCGTGTGTTGCCGTTCCAGCTTTCGCCGCCCTTGGGGATCGTGAAGCCAAAGCTCATGCCGCCCAGGTCGCCGCGTGCAGCCAGCGCCATCACGTCGCGTCCCGCCTGCGTGTCGGGGAGGTCGAGGCTGAATGCGAGGCCCTTGGAATCCTCTGTCAGTCGCAGGGAGCCGCTACGGGTGCGCCCCAGCACCTTGCCGGGGTCATGATCCAGCATGGCGAGCACGTCGCCAGCCAGTGCGGCCCGGAAGGCACCAGGAGCAATACGCTCCCGGAAGCCTCCAAGGTCAGCCTCGGCCCCAAACGTGGCGGCATAGCCCTCAATGCGCCGCCCAGCGGTGCGAACCTCCGAAAAGGTCCGCCGTTCAAGGGTTGCCGCCGCGCCCATCAGACAGTGATCCCCGAAGCCTTGCGGAACGAGGCAGGACGGCGAACACCGAAGTCCACCGTTGCCATGGAGCGAACAAGGATATTGCCCTTGGAATAGGCCGTCTCCGCGAACGGGTTCACCAGCACGTCAATCTGCGACCACAGGCCAATGAGGAAGTCCGACCAATCGCCATAGATCAGCGCATGTTCGTCGTCCTCGGTGCCCAGATTGCTAGGTGCCTGATTGGTGAACTGCACCGGCTCCCCGTGGAAGGTTTCGCTGTAGGGGATAGGCCTGTTGGTCGTGTCGCGCAGCTTCAAGGCCGTGCCCTTAATCCCATTGGTGGCGAGGAAGCCGCGATTAGGGGAGACGTTCGCCAGATCGGCCGCCGCGATCATGTCCGCCGTGGTGATGAACAGATCGGTTGCGAAGGGCACTGCCAGCACGCCGGGGTCATTCAGAAGGCCGCGAGGCTCTGCACCCGTACCGCTGCCATTGATTGCGGCGCGGTCGATTTCCAGTGCGATGTTGCGGGCCTGCATGTTGCGCAGAAGCTGTTCAATCGCCGGGCTGGACTGTTGGAGCATCTGCCGGCTGATCTCACTGATCACGCCAACGTGGTGCGGTTCAAGCGTGAGGCTGTCAAAGGCCGCGTCGTCATAAGCAAGCGCCACATTTTCCGCGACCCAGCCCACTGCCGGGCTATCCGTTTCGCGCGGGATAACAACGTCGCCCGTGAGGCCCGAAAGCGTGGTCGCCCCCAGCGTCGTCACGACAGCCGATGCAGTCAGCGCCGAAGTGAACAGGTCGGGACGAAAGCTTGTGGGGGTGAGCGTGCCAGCGTTGGCCGTGGTCTGCACGCGCGTCTCGAAGATCTCGGTCGGCACGTAAAAACCCTGCGCAGGCTTGCCCGCCCGCTTCGCCAATTCGGACTGCATTTCCAGCTCGCGCCCAGCATCGACATTGAGGCCAGCGGCGTGCGCCATCATCTTCACCAGCGAGAAGCTGCGAAGCTCGTTGCTCAGGTGTTCGTCGGTCGTGCCATTAAGCGGGGTGCCAGGTGCAGCACGGTCGGCAGCGTCGATCTTCTTGGCGCGGTCAAGTTTGGCGTCGAGATAGCGCAGTTCGGTTTCTGCCGCCTCGAATGCGCTGTTATCGTCGGCAGTGTGTGCAGCGCTCATGCGGTCCACGATGGCCCCGCGCTGTTCCATTAGGTCCGCAGTTTTCATATCACTTCCTCATGCTGGCGGGAGGCCGAAGCCCCCCGCACGGTGATTGCCGACAGTCTCGCGACGTTGGCCAAAAGCTCCCCATCCGGTGCACCGGTTTCCATATCGCCAAACGCGGCTAGGACGCTGAGGGGGCAGCGAGTCGGAACAAGAGCAGAACGCTCCTGAGTAGGAAAACAGTTAAGGGTGTTCGGCACGAACAATTCAGTCGTCCTCACCGACGATGGAGCGTTCTTCCTCGGTGTAGTGGGCGTTAAGCTCGCGGAGCTTTCCAACACGGTACAGCGTTACTGAGCGAACATCGGACCCGTTCGTGAACAAATCATCGATATTGCCCAGCTCCTGAAGGCGGGTGTACGTGGTGGCGGAAGGGCTTCCCAGGTACGGGTCCATATACGCGATCACCCGTTCTTCAGGGTTTCGACGCGCTGCGTTCCCAACTGTGCAAGCAATCGCCCCCGCGCGCTTGGCGTTGTACCCATCGTCCAACAAATCCTGGAATAGTCGCAGTGCAAGCATGTCGTCAGGATCAAACAGGCGCGAACGGCCCGGCACAGTGTTGGGCGCGCAAGGATAGGCCCCGCTGGCAACGTGCTCGTTGAAACGGTCGCGGTCGATGCCTGCCACGCGGCAGGCAGCTTTTGCAGTGAGTTTGATAGGAATGGTCATGGATGCGTCCTCTTGAATTTTTCCAGAGGTACACCAACCTCTGGCATATTGCAAGAGGTTGTGATGCGTCGGAACCCGCCCGAATCTATTCCCATCGAAGTGTTGTGCGTCCGCCATCCCTCAGCATTGCCGGTCAAAAGCGGTGAAGCTACCCACGATTGCCAAAGTAATTTTGTAAAAATGGGCTTGCGCGCGCAATATCTGCGAGATTTGCGCCAATCTCGGTGCGCTAGAAGTTAAGCATTGATGAGGAAAACCCGGCGCGCCAACGCCGGGGATAGGCGCGTCAGTTACGCGCTAAGGATGCGTCACCCGGAATAGCCGCGTCCGCAAATCTTGGGCAGCTTTCACACGATCACGGGCAGCGGATGCGATACGATCAATCGCTGTTCCTTCCGCATCCCCAAGCTCGCAGGCGATAAGCATCACGCCCATCATCAAGTCACGCGCAGCGCAAAGGTGGTCCTCCATCTGGCAAACCAGTGTGAAGGTTTCATCAACGGGATTTGCGGAGACGGATTCCGCCTGTAGGGAATTGGTAGCCATATTCGATCCTTCCGTGATCGGTTGTGGTTAGGCTCGGCATCGCGTTGGCGCGCGGTGTCGGGCCGCTTGGAATATGGGCAGAACAGGGAGTCAGGTCAATGGACGAAAGAGAGAAGCTGAAAGAGCGGATCACCAGTGATATGGCGCTGCGGGATTCTAAATCCATATACGACTCGTTTGTAATTGCCCAAGAATACGAGAAGATGGGATATGATTTACCGCATGCCGACATACGCGATTTAGTTCGAGAAGTGGCCCTAGAGGTCGGCGTGTCGGTGTCTTAAGAACTAAACCCACATAAGCCCCTCGCCGCGGTAAACGTCCTCACCGCCGTCACGGGCTGCTAGTCCGCAAGCCATGATCAGGGCCGCAAGTCCGTCGATACGGTCGATGGAGCGTGCCTTGTTCGGCTTGCGGTTTCCGGCTGCATCGGTGTCCAGCATCAGGTTGGAGGCATTCCAGCGCAGGACCGGGTGCATCCCGTGGCGCATTTCGCCGGACAGCAGGGCAGTCTCAAACGCATTCACCGCAGGCCCCATGCTGACAAAGCCTTGCCCCCATTCGACCATGGGCAGGTCAAGCCCCTCATGGCCTAGCAGCACCTGCAAATCCTTCATGAACATACGGTCGAAGGCGAGGCCGCGCAGATCGAAATCGGCAACGATCTTGCCCAGGCGCCGCACGATATAGCTCTTATCAACCGCGACGCCGGGTGTCGGCTCGATGTGTCCCTGCTTTGCCCAGGTGCGATAGGGAACGTGGTCGATCTCCTCCTTCAGGTCGATGCCCGTTTTTGGGCACCAGAAGTAGGGCAGGACCGCGCCGCCATCGTGCGGGAAGTAGAGCACCAGCGCCGAAAGATCGCGAACGGCGGATAGATCGAGGCCCGCATAGCAGGGTCGGCCTTTCAGCAATTCCGGGTCCACCGCTTCGCCGCAGGCCTCCCACTCAGCCGGGTTGATCGCCTTGGGTTCGCTGTCCACGCGCATGTTGCAATGCAGATTCAGGAAGGCGGGTTCAAAGGTCGGCATCCGCTTGGCCCGTGCCGCTTCGTCGGCAATCTGTTGCTCCGACACGAACACGCCCAGCGCAGGGTTCGCCAGCTTCCAGTTCTCAGGCTCGTAAGGGTCGGCATCCTCAGGCACGGCATAGAGCGCGCCGTGAAAGCTGGGATCGTCGATCTCGCCTGATTTGACGCGGCCTGCGTAGTCGATCAGTTCCGACATGATGTTAATCGGGCTGGGGGACTGCGTGCCGATAGCCAGCATCAGCGGCTCTTTGCGTTTGCCCATGGAGGTACGCAGCACGTCGAACAGTTCGCGCTTCTTCCATTGCGCCAGTTCGTCGCAGACGATGAAGCTGGAGGCAAGGCCATGGACAGCCGCGCCATCACTGGCGAGCGCCCGATAGGTCGAGCCGGTTTCCAGATCCTCAATCCGCTTGTGGAACCGCTGGACGTTCAAGCGAGCAGCCAGCCAGGGCACGGCATAGATCACCGCTTCCATTTCCGCGAAGATCAGCGCCGATTGATCCCGTGTTGCCGCCGCTGAGTAGCACTCGCCGCGTTGCTCCGCCTCAGGGCCTGCCAGATGGCAGAGGGCGAGCAGCGCAGCCAGAACGGTCTTTCCCTGCCCACGCGCCACGCTCATCAGTCCCGTGCGAACACGACGGTTGCCATCGCCATCAGTGGCGTAAACGGCCTCGATCCATTCCCGCTGGAACGGTAGCAGCACCACGTTCTCGCCAGCGCCATATCCCTTGGTGATCGGCATGGATTCGATGAAGGCGATAACCTTCTCTGCCCGGCTTAGGCCATCAGCTTCCCACGGGTGCCAGTCGAGCGCCGACGCCTCTAGCTGTTCCGCCGCGCGCTTCATGCGGCTTGCGCCCGGACCTCTCGCGCCCATTATTTGGTTTCCTTTGCAACTAACTCAATACTCGTGGGGGCGGTGGTCTGGATCTGGCAGCCCTGAGCGATTTTCCACGGATGCGCGGGATCAATCGGGTTGCCATGCACGTCACAGCCTCGCCTCGGCCTCATGGGGCGCGTCGTCCGCACTGCCCCTGCCTCTGGCCCGCGTGCTGTCTTTGCACTGTGACACGGCACACAAGTGCTATTCAGCCCATCGTGGCCGGGGAAGGCATGCCCTCCATCACTGATCGCATGAATGTGATCCACCGCCGTTGCGCGGGTGAGCCGTCCAACAGCAGCGCAGGGTTGGCACATGGGGAACAGTGCCAGATGTGCAGCACGTAGCCTCTGCCATGCAGCAGTGTTGTAGATCGGATCAGCCACGTTCCGACCCCACCAATGCAATGATGTGCAGCTTGCAGATGGATGCTGCCATGACCACGGCACGAGACCTGGGCACGCCATGATTGCGCAATGCCCGTTCGATCTCACGTGCAGTCAGCGGGCGGCTTATGTCGTCCAGTGCAAGCAGTGCGCCTTCCAGTGCCTGAGGGCCAAGGCTCGCCAGTCGTTCGGTGATAGGACTCATCGTGTTTGCTCCAGATAGCGGGCCAGCAAGCGCAGCCGGTGTTCAAGCTCGCTCCGGTTTTCAAAGTAGCGTTCGGGATTGCGCCAATCAGGCCGCAGCCGGGATAGCTCCGATGCAAGGGCGCGTGCTGTGTGAGCGGGGGTCATTCTGCCGCCTCCTCACCCCAATCTAGGTCATCGTCATCAGGCGCGGCGGGCCAAGGGGCCGCGCCAGATTGATACGTAGTATCTAGTGGGGTGTGTTTCCGGTCGCTTTCTGCGGGTCTCCGGAGGTTTCCGGAAGGGGTTTCCGGTAGGTTTCCGGAGAGGTTTCCGGAACCTTCGCGGCTCTCTCCGGACGCTTCCCGGAGGCCGTGAATGTCCTTCCCTTCAGCCGTGTCGCGATAGATGAAACCGCGCCCGATCTGCTCAATTCGGAACAGGCGATCCATTGCATCGGTCAGGCGCTTGCGGCCAATGCCCTTGCTCTCTGGCATGGTCGCAAAGATTTTCGGCGCGTAGTTTTGAGCGGTCGGCTTCTCAGAGACGTGCCGGCGCTGCTTGTTGCGCTCTGCCAGACAGGCCAGGAACAGCTTGTTATCGGCGCTCGCCATGATCGTCTCCGCCAATTCCTTTCGGGTGTCAGCCGGCAAATCCTCGTCACGAACGAATGCCCATTCATGCCAACGGAAGCGGACAACCTCGCCCTTCTGCCCATAGTTGGCCTTAGGCAGCGTGAGGGTGCGAACGTCGCTGTCCTCGTCATGCTCCAGGTAAATGCGCGACCGGACAGCATTAGGCCACGCGGTCGATCCGCTCCATTCATCGCCCTGCTTGTTCGGATGCCCTAGCAGGACGATTGCCGCGCCGGTTTCTCCGGCAAGCTTGTTCAGCAGATTGACGAACCGCGTCACGTCGCCGCGATCATTTTCGTTGCCGGTGAACAGGTGCGCCACGTTGTCGAGGAAGGCGAGCTTCGCGCCGGTCTTTCGGAGCATCGAAGCGAGGCGCTGGAATGCCGGGCCGGGCGTCATCTTGCCGTCACCCGTGAACGTCGCCAGATCGTTGCCCAGCTCGCCCCTGAGGCTCACCAGGTGCAGCTTGCCGGCCAGGCTTGCCATGCTCACACCCATGGCCGCGCAAAGGTGCTCCTGCCGCCAGTGCAGTTGCTCCGCGTCATCCTCGCAAGTGAGGTAGAGCGTCGGCCCCGGCTGCACGTTCAAGCCCAGGCAAGGCAGGCCAGCCGCTCCAGCCGTGGCAAGCTGTTGCCCTAGCAGACTCTTGCCGGCCGA